CAGGCCAGCCATTCTCGCCATCCGATTTAAGGTAAAGCCGGTGCATCTCGCAGTAGTTCTCTGCCCTTTGCTTCGAGTCCTCGTAGTCCCCAGTCATCACCGCCAGCACTAACAAAAGGCTCGTCACCACTAGCGGTATCACCAATACATTCCTCTCCATCACTCCACTCCCTTAATTTATTTCTTATCTTTGCGATTGCTCGCTTTTCTATTGACCAAACTACCTGCCGGGTCACGCCTAACTCATCCGCAATCTCTTGCAGGCTCATGTAGTAATCATCATCCGGCAGTTGTCGTTTCACGCTTCGCCTCCTCTACCAACAAATCACGGTATTTTTTCCACGACTCTTTGTCCTCTATCACAGACTCTAAGAACCGATACAGCTTGCGCTCCATATAACGATGCTTCATAAGCTCAACGGCCATAGACAACTGCTGCGCGTGATTTAGAGTTTTCCAATGGAACTTTTGGCTCACAAAGGTCTCAAGCAGGTGGTCATCAATCGAACGGAATGCCATTGGCTTCTCTCCATTCTGGTGAATTGTAATCTGGGCTGGCCTCGACCTCCCTAAACTTCTGGATAAGATCGCGCATGACGGACTCATCATCCTCAAGCCTAACGATCATTGAGAAGGTGATGGCTCGGTACACGGACGCCCTGGCCTTATAGTGCTGTGTTTCTGTCATCCTCAAACTCCATTATTGCTCTTCCAATTAACTCAGGTATTTGCGGAACCACTGCATTCCCTAAGCATTTAAGTCGGTGTGATCTAGCGGGAACCCCATCAGCCACTCTACCCACGTCGGGTTCAGCTTTCCAGATGTCGGGTGTACTACCTGAGAAAGCATAAGTTGTTTTCCCAGCTTTATCCTTCTTTGCAAAGATGGATTGCTTAAGTTGCCCCGATCCCGATTGTCCGAAGCACTGGGCGTTGGCCAGTAACTCGCTACCGCTTCGGCTGTCAGAGTTGGAGTCTTGCGAGTGTACTCCGCTGGATAACCCCCCTCTTTTGCGTTGTGCGCCGTTGGGGTGGGCCAATAATTCGGAGTGTGCCTCACCTCGTCCACTAAGGTTATGGTTGATTGCCCCGTTTTCCGGCAATGTTCGTAAAACTCCTTGCTTTTCGGCCCCTGATTGCTGTTCGCCGCCGCTGGGGTGCGCCACAATCCAGACCCTATCTCTGTGATGGTGCGCGCCAAGTTCGGAAGCTGGTATGCAGTGCCATTCCGCGTCATACCCGATCTCGGCCAAGTCTCCGAGAACTCGTCCAAACCATCGTCCCCTGTCGCCACTAATGAGGTTTGTGACGTTTTCCATGATTGCGTATCGGGGTTGTAACTCGCCAATAAGACGGGCGATTTCACTCCACAATCCACTTCGCTCGCCATCAATGCCTGCTTGTCGCCCTGCGGTTGAGATGTCTTGGCAGGGGAATCCTCCCGTGATGACATCGACTCCAATTCCGTCTGCAGCCAGTCGCTCTGCTGTGAGTTGTCTAACATCGTCATAAATCGGCACTCCGGGCCAATGTTTTTTTAATACTTTCTGGGCATATGGCTCGATTTCACAAAACGCAACGGTCTCAAAGCCTGCTCGCTCTAAGCCAAGCGTAAACCCACCGATACCCGCGAATAAATCTAATACTTTCATGCCTGAGAGAGTGCCACATCACACCTGTTGTGTCTTCTAACATTTAGTTATAAGTCAGTTGTAGCTTATAACCGTATACTCTGGGTCGTTTTCAAGCATTTTTAGCTCTTCGCGGTAGTGTTTAGCGATCTCGGCCCTGAGCTTTTTGTCCGTTTTCATAATCCCCCTAGCCTTCTCCCTCAGAAGCTCCATATGCCCCTCACCTAGCGTGTTTGTCAGCCAGTCATGGAAAGCCACAGGATTTTCCGTAAAGTGCCTATGATGGGCATGGCAGAGCGTCACAGCGTTATCTAATGACCACCTCACTACCTTTGATCGCCTGCCGTAGATGTGGCAGCACTCCAGGGTGTCTGGCCTGCCGCAATAAAGGCAATACTCATCCCTAGCCCTTACGCACCTGCTAAACCAAACATCCGCCGCATCTCGCTTAATGGACATTCTCAGGCTCCGCTATCTCTACCACCTCAAGGTCAGTCATTAGGCAGGTCATCCATAGGTCAAAAAACTCGCTAATTGTCATATTGATTGTGATGCCCTCAGAAAAGGTGTCAGTGTAGACAACCGTTAGCTTTGGGTTTGATAAGTCTGATACAGCTCCGCCGACCTCTGCCGTTAGTAGGATAGCCTCCCCCTTTGGCAACTTAACGCCCATTAGCTCAATCATGCTCTTGGCCTCACCGTTACACGCGCAACCTCACCATCAAATTTATCGTAGGTGATGATCTTGGCACCCCTACGGGATACCCAGCCACCTCTTGCCGCGTATGCGTCCCTACCGCTTAGGGTTGGGTGCATCTCCGCTATCGCGCCACCGTCCTCTATCACGCGCTCATGGTGATAGTGGCCTGTAGCGATATAGGTGTAGTTAGCCTTGCCCCACATCTCACGGAATCGCGGCTCACTGGCAAACAGCTTATGCAATTGTGCCAGCTTCATTTTGTGACCGTGATGGAAGGCTAGCATTGTCTCGCCATGTAGATACGCATAATACGGAAACTCGTTATCGATAACCTCTAGTCGCGGCTCATCAGCAAAAATATGCTTGATGTACTTCCGTAGCCAGATGCTCCCGCTAATATCATGGTTGCCCTCAGCGGAGACGACCACCACCCTGTTAAATTTCTTCAGCATCATCCTCACGGCTTCAGCCATAACTGACATGGCCAACTCAACTAGCTTCCCGTATCGGGTGTCTGCATCAAGAATGTGACCGCTACTTGGCGTCACTGATAGTATTCCATCCCAGTGTAAAAAGTCCCCTAGCTGACAAAGCAGGCCGGTGCCGGACTTGGGACTTGCCTCAATCATGTCGTGAATTGAGTTTAGGAAAACGGATTGAGCTATCTCTAAATCCCAGTCATCGCCGGTCTCAGCCTCCCACGCATACATCCCAAGGTGAAAGTCTGTAATCGTTAAAAGGGATAGAAGGTTTTGGTTTGCGGATGTCGGGCGCTTGGTAGGCTTAAACTTTGGAAGATTCTTTGTGGCGTTCTCTAGCCTCTCAACCAGTATCTCAAATTGCCTTTCCTCATCGGTCTGGCTTTTGACCCACTGGCGCACCGGCCTGCCTTTTTCATCATAGAAGGTGGATACACCCTTTATCTTATGACCATCTGGTACAGGATGGCTCCAGTCATTTTCTGGGCTGTATCCGCGCTTTGCCGCATTCTTTTCAACGGCACTAATCCTATCCCTTAGCGCCGCCCTTGTTATATTAAGCATTGAAGCGGCTTTTCTTTGGCTAAGCCCTTCAATTTTAACCAGTTTTACAGCATCTATTTGTGCGTGTGTATGGCAAAACTGTAATAATGGATGATCCACACTAACCCCCTTTAAGTTTCATATACTCCGAATCTATAGGACAGGTTAGCTTTACTCCGTGGTCTAGCGCCCAGCTTTGCACCTGATCCATAAAGTCCATCATCTCCCCTCTTCCAAGGCCGCTGGTCTCTTTAACCTGCGCCGGAATAACGGTCTTATGGATTACTCGGTCTTCTGTGCCAAGAAACTTGTACTTAAGAAGCTCTTTCATCGTTGCCTCTGTTATGTCTGCGCCCTTTGATGAGAAGTGATCTGCCATCTCCCGGCACCAAACATGAAACAAAGCATTCTGCGATAACGACCGTTTTTCCTGATAACGGCCAACTTTAAACTGTACTGGATACTCCCAATTCCAATTATCCCTCAACCAACGCTCAAAAAACACCAATCTTTCAGTGATTTGCGCCGCATCCTTAATAATCCAAAACTCAGACATTGAGCCTGTCCAAATCTGCCGTGTCAAAAATATAAGAGTCCTTGGCGTTTCCCTTAGTATCATCGACCCTATTTTGGTAGCTGTGCATTTTTGCCTTTCCCTCCATAACTAACCTTCTTGCCCTATCAATGGTCAGTAGATAAACACGGCTCTGCCAGGTCACGTTACAAAGTATGAGGATGTTTGGGTACAACTTTGAATACCTGCGGAAATCTTTGCAGTTTATTGAAATAGCCCTATCAGGAGGAATGCCAAATAACGACTGAGATTTTCGCCACTGAGTTTTGATTGTCTTTATGTCTATCTGGCACATCCCGACATAATCGTGCGTATATGGGTCATCGCTTTTGAGCGGATTGAAACACAAACCCCACCCCTTTATCCCGCTAGAAACTAAAAACTCTCCTTCTGCCGCAAGACCGGCCTTGCACCAAAATTCCTTATCTTCATTGTTCACCGCCAATCTCCCTCTCAATCATCAGGTCTATGTAGTGCCTGGCTTTGCGTAAGTCCTCAATGCCGCCCTTATCCCTCCACCTTGAGACATACTTAATAATCGCGTGTTCGCAGATTCCCAAATCATTAGCCAGAGCGTACTCAAGCGGCCCAATAGCCATGTTTTTATAATGCTCCCCGCCAACCTGTATCTGCATTGCCGAAATTGTTAAATCCTCTGTAATAAGAAAGCTCTCCGACATTTTCCTTCCTCCATTTTTTAATGATTA